TGACGTTCCCCAACTGCACAAATTTGGTATTGGTTTTGACCACCTGTTCGACGATCTCATGCGTGTGAGCAGTTTGCAAAGCAATTCAAATTACCCTCCACACAATGTGATCAAGACTGGTGACGATACTGTTACCATTGAAGTTGCTGTGGCCGGCTTTGTAGAAGGTGAGATCGATATTGCGTTGGAAAAACGCATGCTGACCATTACCGGTGTTCGAAAAAATGCAGAAGATGAAAACCATGAATATTTACACCGTGGCATCAGCAGTCGAGACTTCAAGCACACATTTACCCTTGCGGAACATGTGGAAGTCAAGAACGCTGTGATTCAAAATGGTATTTTGGCAGTGGAACTTGAACGCCTGGTACCTGAAGAAGCCAAGCCTAAAACTATTGCTATCACCTACACTTCCTAATATAATAGTGTAAATACAGTGGCGGGGCGGTCCCGCTACTGAAAACAAACAAGGACTCGAAATGTCGCAAGCCGAAACCATTCTAGCAACAAGAACAAAAACAGCCATCAAAGAACCAAGTCTGTATCGGGTGATTTATCTCAATGACAGCACAACCACAATGGAATTTGTTGTGGAATCCTTGATAGAATTCTTTGGGTATACCGCTGAAACAGCCACACAAATCACGGTGGACATACATGACGCAGGCTCGGCCACTGTGGCAGTGTTGCCATGTGAAATTGCCGAACAAAAAGGCAGTGAAGTTACCACATGTGCTCGAGCACAAAACTTTCCTCTTCAGATCAGAATTGAACCTGACGTCACGTGATCACCAGGTAATTTCAATTCGTTTGGGATAATACACATGCTTTCGATGCGGAGTATCACCACGTCCGCGGCAGTTGTTGACATAGCGTATGCCATTCAGTAGGCGATCAACTGTGCCGTGATAGTGACCAAAACACCAGGTGTGTGTTTTGTGTTCAGTATCATTGGTGTGTACCAGGTGCATGAGTCTGTTGCCCATGCAGTTGAAATCGTATCGGTGTGCTAGATCTATGTCGTGTTCAATCAGTCCTGCTTCGGGCACTGTATGAGTCACAATCACAATTTTTTTGACATCTTGATGAGTTTGTAGTTTTTGCACACTACTGACCAGATAGGCCGCATCTGTTCTGCTGGCATCCGGGATCATTTGTGTATCAACCACAACTTCGGGGTGTCTTGCTTCATAGCGATCTTTCATCCACTGACGAGAACCTTCTGTATCAATATTCTCATCCAGATCAAATCCCCACCAGCCATTGGTACCCAGAATAGCCACACCGTCTATGACCACAACATTCTCCTGCAGATATGTCACCCTGGGTATTCTACGTATGGCCTGATTTAGTTTTGTGTAACTGGCACCAAGATCATCCAGTTGAAAACGATGTTCATCATTGCCGTCTATATAGAATACTGCGGCGTAACAGTCTGAAAGATGTCGTAAAAGTTTTTTAACTTGAGCATGATCTCTAGCAACATCTCCGGCAACCACACATACTGGACTGGTAGCCAGTCCAGTAAAATCAAGCGGCTCGTTCCAGGTTTCCAGATGCAGGTCGGAAATTAAATCAAATGTCATTGTCATGATACATATTTAAAAGGAAATACAATGAACATAATATTTGGAACACAAATGGCTCAACAGGCCAAGGATCGTTACACAGTGCTGGAATTAGACACTCTCAATCTGGTACCAACAGGTGAGACAGTCACCGCCTATTGCTTGGTAGAAACAGTGCCCATAACAGAAATGCCTGCTGTTACAAGTCTCCAAGACCTGCACTCAAATCTCATGACAGAATATAGAAAACAGAACTGGCGCTACTGCGAAGATGCCATTGCACACTTGACAGGTAAATGGCACGGTGAACTTGATAGTTTTTATACTGAATTGTATCAACGCATACAAAGCCTCAAGCAAGAGGATCTGACTGAGGGTTGGACTGGTCGCGTGGACAAGACTGTCGAAGTTGTCTAAGTTTAAAACTCATTGATGCCCGACTAACTTTAAGTGAGTCCAATATTTTGTTCTTTTTAAGTATTTTTAACCATTCTAAGTAATGTTTACCTTGTGACTTTGCAACTTGTTGCATGGCCAAATTCAAATTATCTTTTAGTTCATTTTTGACCTGATCAAAAAATGCATCACTAAAAAAATGCCTCTTATTGAATTCTGCAATGGATTTTATTTGTTGGAAAAAATCTTCACGTTCTTGACCTTGTAAATTTTGTATCTGTGTCATAGACCACATAATTTTTTCCATGCGTCTAAGACTGTCGGATTCCTGATCGTAAGACTCATCTATCCAAGGGGCAAAAGTTTTAAATCCATAACTTCTAACATAATCTAGTGCGCCAGTGCCTGCAGCCAATATAAAAGGATGACCGCATGCAATTGGTTTTAGAGTTTTTTCAGTTAAGTGGATTCGGTCGTCATCAAATACTGTTTCCAATATCACACTTATCTGAGTTGAAATAAAATCATTGTGATCATAATCTGCGCTAGATGCACTAGAAAATTCGTTGTTTGGAATTTGATCAATGAGTGTTGGATTATCAATTTTAAATCTTGTATTTAAAAATTTGTAATCCAAAAAATGTACATCATCACTATTGACATGCATCACGCTTGTTTGACTATGGTGATGGAGATTGTTTTCTATCAATAATTCCAAGAACTTTAGTCTGTATTCTCTACGATGACTCCAGTCTCTACAGTAAATTAAAAATGTATTTTGTGGTCTATCACAAGTCGTTAATCTAGCATCATGTTCTGCAAATCTAAACCAATCTCTGGCAATAACAGCATGTGCCCAATAATGAACACATAAAAAATCATTATCACGATAGTGTTTTAGGTCAACAGAATTTTTTTCTGAATGTACCAAAATAGTCTGGTCATAGATAATGGCATTTTTACGCAGTACTTCAGATTTTAAATTAAATTTAGAAAGATGTGTAAATTTTAAATCATAAAATTCTGGAGGAAAAACAATCCAGTCTATGTCATTGTTATTTTTGTCTTCTTTAATAAAATCATCATGGAATTCAAATTTTTCTTTCCAACGCGGTGTACTATATTTTTCTTTCCAAAGTTGTTGCCATTGATCAGGGCAGTTGTAAAAATTCCAGTCCAGTGGCTCTTGATCATGCATAATAACTCCAGGAAGTTGGAATTTTGTTTTTAGGTTATATTCCTTCAGCCAAACTAGATCTGAAATTTTTTTACTACCGTGTGGGCGGAATACATAAACACATGCTGGGGCAGGTAATAGGCCTTCGACCCAGTGGTACAGATTATCTAAAGGAACACTCATATGAAAAAGATTGGATTTATTGGGATTGGCAAATTAGGCTTAGATTGTGCTGAAGTAATGGCTGAGAAGCATGAAGTCAGAGGCTATGATATTTACCCACGTGAGAGCAACTCATTAAAAGTTTGTGACATTGACGAACTTGTGAACGAAAGCGAATGGATTTTTATTGCGGTGCCCACACCACATGCAGAAGGTTATGACGGTAGTGTGCCAAGTTCACACATGGAGCCCCGAGACTTTGGACACGACGCTGTGATTGATGCCATCCACAAGGTCAATATACATGCCAGATCACCCAAGAAAGTGGTATTGATCTCCACAGTATTGCCTGGTACCACACGTCGCAAGTTTATTACCTTGTTGGACCCTAAACACCAGTTCTTGTACAACCCTTACTTGATTGCCATGGGTAGTGTAAAATGGGACATGGTCAATCCAGAAATGATCATCATTGGTACCGAAGACGGCAAAATGTCCGGCGTGGCTGGTGAACTGATCGATCTCTACAAAACTGTGATGGAAAATAATCCACGCTACGAACTGGGCACCTGGGACGAGTGCGAATCAATCAAGATTTTCTACAACACATTCATTTCAGCCAAGGTTGGCCTGGTCAACATGATTCAAGACTTTGCACTCAAAATTGGCAACATCAATGTTGATGTGGTTACTGACGCTCTCAGCAAGAGCACCATGCGCATCATGGGACCAAAATACATGACAGCAGGCATGGGCGATGCAGGTGCTTGTCACCCCAGAGACAACATTGCC